CTTGCCATCACCCAAGGCGGTCACGCTGGTCAGACTATTGTGTCCAACCTTGCCGCAACACAAACCTTTACGCTACCTGCCGCAACTGGCTCTGGTAACGTATATAAGATTTTTGTGAACATCACGAAAACAGGCGACTTGGTTCTTCAAGTTACTACCACTGACATCATGCAGGGTGGCGTGTCCATCTCTACTGACATCGCTGGTATCACTATGCTTGCTTCGGCCACTGCTGATACGCTAACCATGAACGGCTCAACCAAAGGCGGCTTGAAAGGCTCACACGTTGAGTTCCAAGATGTTGCTTCTGGCACGTGGCGTGTAAGTGGTTTCCTTATCTCCACTGGCACTGAAACTGACCCATTCTCGGCAGCAGTTTCCTAATAATAGCGGGGGCGGCGATAATGTCGCCCTCACATAATCCAGAACGCTAATCTCATAGTGAAGGAATTTATAACATGAGAACTCTAAACGACTATTTCATCTACACAAGCATCGCTGATGTATCCACAGCAGGTCAGGTTTATGTAGCGGTTCCAGATAGCGGCAAGATTGTTAAAGTCTTTTCCACGCTTGCTGGCGCTATCGGTACAGCCGACGCAGTTCTGACTGTTAAAACAGCAGAAGGCACAGTTACAAACACGCTAACGATTGCTTATAGTGGCTCTGCCGCTGGTGACGTTGACACATGTATCCCCGCTGATAACAACAATGTTGTAGAAGGTGGAACCATCGAGATTGAAACATCCGGCGCTTCGACTAACACAATCGTTTCTCAGCTTTGCATTGTGGTACGTCGCTAATGGCCGCTGCAAAGAAACCAGCCGTGGAGGCAGATGTTATCTTTGAATGTATGATTAACAACATCTGGACATCTCGCGGCAAGGTGAAGTTTGGTGAATCCATCATGCTATCACCAGATGAGGCGAAGTTCGTTAAAGCAGCGATGCAAGCGAAACTCAAAAAGGTAATGGAGGGCAAGTAATGTCCAGTAGAAACGACGCACGGGTTCCATACCCCCTAACTGGCGGCACACAATCTGTGGCCTATACGGGTACACATGGGGCCATCAGCACAGCGGTAGGGTCACAGACGCGAAATGTTCTCGTTTACGCGTCATCTGATTGCCATATCCAGTTCGCTAAAACCCCCGTAGCAACCACGGCAGATATGTTCTTGCCCGGTTCAATGCAGATATTCCTAACCATTCACCCCGGTGAGAAGGTTTCGGCTATTCAGGCATCGGCAGGTGGCACGCTTTACGTTAGCGAAATGACCTACTAATGGAAAAGCGCTGGCAACAACACTCGACCCTACCGGGCGTATACGAACGTTATATCGATGGCTTGGCTAATGACACCGAGTTTCACAAGGAAAAGGTGCAAGATATTAAGCCGATCCTTGATTATAACTCGCGTGTACGCAACGAAACTAACGGGAAAACTCTCGAAGGTGGTCGTCACGTTGGGCGCATTCCAGCAATTGTGTATCACTCTTGGGTTAAAGAGTGGACCGCAAAAGGGCTTGTGGGGCCGGGGAATATGGCGGGGCTTAATGACCTACTCCTATCCCGGCTCCGCGACCCCGATTATTCTAAGTTTAAAACCACGTATGGAGCAGTGTAATGACCGTAACTCTTAGGGCCACTAAAGGCTCGGCTTTAACACACGCTGAATTGGATGCGAACTTCACCACCCTTGACGGGTCAGCGGCCACGGTTGATAAAGTTTATGTATCTGATGGTGCTGGTGGTGGTTCGTTTAAGACAGCGTACACACAAGGCTGGGAAGATTATAATGACCTAGCCACAACAAGCACACCAATCGCTCTAACCTCGGCAGGAACAGCGTACAACCTAACTAACGATGGTGCTGGTTCATTCACTAACACAACTTATCGCCTACCCGGTTATAGTGCAATCTGGAACGTATCAACTAACGCGTTTGATTGGTCTGGTGCTGGCCTTGTAGTTGGCGACACAGTAGATATTCGCTTTGACGTCGATATTGTTAACTCAGGAGCTAACGGTCAGTTTGATTTCAAACTTGATATGGCTATTGGGTCAGGTGCGGCTTACACCCTTGAGATGGATGACCACGGGTACAAAAGCGCGGCGACCCACAAAGAAGTGGTTTTCTTCAGCGTTTACATGGGTGACACTGATACCCTCAACTATCCTGCTAAACCCACTATGACCAGCGACAGCACAGGCGATACTGTGATTGTTAATGGCTGGTACTGTCGCGTTATACCCCGCAATCCTGTATACTCGTAGGTGACATGATGGACTTCCAAACCCTCAAAGCAAGTGTTGAAAGCGCGTTAGGTAGAACTGATGTGCCTGATTACGTCTACACGCTGATGACCGCAGATATTAACCGCGACATTCGCATTCTTGAAATGGAAAGCACCGAAACGCTATCAGTATCGACTGAGGCAACGGCGCTCCCTACGGACTTCTTGCAGGTTGTAAGCATGTATGTGGACACCACGCCACGCAGCCCTATGGTGCCTCTTACACGGCAAGTACAGGCCGCTAGGCACGACAATTCAGGCCAGCCCTACTATTACGCCATCACAGACGGGTTTTTGCAAGCCATGCCAGTGCCAGATGGTACTTATTCGGTGGTTATGCGGTATCTTGCAAGCGTTGCCGCGTTCTCAGATGATGCCGACACAAACGATGTTATCACGCTGCACCCCGGCTTGTTCTTATACTCCGCATTGTATCACGCGGCGGTATGGAAACAGGACGCAGAACTACTTGCGGGATACAGCCAAGCGTACACAGGTCTACGTGATATGGTTCGCAAGGCGGATAAACAAAAGCGCAACTCAGGGCCAATGATTCAGAGAACGGCGGTCCAACTCTAATGCAAGCCTTCCCAATCCCACTAGGGCAATGGTTGCCTGACCAAACAGACTACAAGAACCCCGGCACGGTTGTGGCTAAGAACGTGTATCCATCAAGCGGTGGGTTTACGCAGTTTGAGGCTCCTTCTGGCACTGGTGGGCAGACAACTGAAACTGTTTCTGGCGCGGCTTTATTTATTAGGGCTGATAATACGCCTTTGGTTGTGGGTGGTTCGTCAACGCGCTTATTTACTGATGTGGCGGCGACTGTAACGGAAACAATTGGCTATACAGCACTAGGTTCCGACCACGTTTGGCGGTTTGAGCGCTACAATGACATGATTATCGCGGTTACACCTAACAACGTGCCGCAATACCTAACAGATTTAGACACAGACACAAGCTGGTCAGCCCTTGGCGGCACACCACCTAAAGCGGCGGTTGTTGGTAGGGTTTCAGACTTCCTAGTTATGGGTGATTTGACTGACATCGACGCAAGCACGGCCCCATATCGGGTTAGATGGTCAGCACTTAACGATCCAAACGGTAATTGGGTGACTTCTCGCGGTGAATTGTCGGATTTCCGCGACCTAGACCCTAAATATGGCCGCATTACAGGCATTACAGGTGGTCGTTTCGGTCTTGTGTTCCAAGAGCGTGCTATCTGGCGCATGACGTTCATTGGAGCGCCTAAAGTATTCGATTTCGAGGAGGTTTCTGTTGACCGTGGATGTGCTGCGCCTGATAGTGTGGTTACAATCGGGTTTGATACCTATTTTCTAAGCCAAGACGGGTTTTATGTAACTAACGGGTCAGCAATCGACCCTATTAGCACGCAGCGCGTATCTGAATGGTTCACTAATGAGGTGAAACAGGCCGAATATGACCGCGCCCAAGGCGCTTTAAATTGGCCTAAACAGTCTATTGTGTGGACATTCATACCATCTGACGGGTCAACATTCACAAGACAGATTATCTATTCATTCGGTGAAGATGCTTGGTCATATGCTACGGAAACCGTTGACTACTTAGTTAAGACTAAAACAGATGCCACAACGCTTGCAGGTTTAGCAACGCAATTTCCCGGTGGTATCGTTGACGTTGGCGTTATTGGCAACAGTGATTTCGAGGCTAAAAACTACACGTTAGCTGCGTTCATAGTCCCGACTACGGGCATCTATGTTGCAGAGGATTATGTTATTACCGATTATGTCACTGACACCCCCGGTGGGTCAGAACTTGCCATCTTCTCAGGTGCGGCGCGTGAGGCGACACTTGAAACA